CTTTCAGCAGTTCCATGCCTGCGGAAAGCAGATCGTTATTGGCTTGTTGACTAGTGACAGTGATGTATGGATCAAACAGAGAACCCGGGAATAACCGGGAATTCATGGGAATTAACGGGAGGAAGGCTTGAGTTGTGAGGCTTCGCACAACGTTAAGCTACTCGACTTGTGGAAAATCTGGCATATCGTCAATTTTGGATCATTCGATAGCGAAGCCAGTTAAGTGTCACATAGATTTGGATCGTATAGCAGTTAATTTCAAAGCGTTTAACGGGATTTAAACTCAGCTTAAAATGCCCACAGGAGGTGCGAAGGTAAAGCCAGCCAATTGAGCACTTTTGCAATCAGCCAGCTTTATTTCGCGTGCTCAGCTTCGGCGCGGCTTGAATCTGTTCATTGGGATCACGTTGTTCAAAAATCTCTCTATCTGCACTGGCTTCCAAATCAGCTACCATCGGCATTAAAGCGTTCAGCCCACCTTGCATGAAAACCTTAATAACATACTGTTTTTGACGCTCTGTTAAGTTGTCGAAAAGCATTATCCATAGGTCCCGAGCTGTTGAGCTTGGTGACGATAAGGCTGAGTCAGGTATAACTGAGCGCTCTTCTACCCCCAAGAATTTCTTTGTTTCTTCTGGCAAGACCGATACATGATATTCATATGCTTTCGATTTAGCCTTCTTACGTTTCAACTTAGGATTATTACTCACAAGTTGTTCCAGTTTCCGCCGGACATTCGGCGCTCCACTGGGGAAACCTGGTAGACCAATACAATCCTGAACTGACACCCATTCACTAAAATCAACCATATCATTCACCGTACTTTTCTGTGTTATTGAAAAATACATCTGGTACTTTTTTGTGATTAACCACGGAAAATCAAGTAACGAATTGATTTTAAATAAAATATCATGGTTAACCTCATCAACCATAAAAGTACGCAAAAGTATTTACTTTCGTTCTTTTGTGTTCTAATCTTTACTCGTAGTGGTTAGCGATATTGCTGACCTGAACGTGTAAACATTTAAGGATCGCAGAATGATGACCAAAAGCCAAGACTGGCACCCGGAAGACATCAAAGCAGCGATTAGGAAACGTGGGATGACTACCAGTCAGCTCTCCAGAAGCAACGGATTAGCGGAATCAACATTACGAAATGTATTCCGCCACCACTGGCCGAAAGGGGAAAAAATTATTGCTGAGTTTCTGGGGCTTACCCCCAGAGATATTTGGCCCTCACGTTATGAAGCTGTATCAGTCAAAGAGGTTGCATAATGGATTTCTGGGTTACCGCAAAAGAATGCGTAGGAATTTGTTCTTTTCCTAATGCAGAAAAGAACGTCAGAAAACATTTGGAGTCTTTTGTCAGTGGACGTAGTGAACTACGCCGTAAACGTGCTGGCACCAAAGCATTCGAATACCACATATCGGTGTTGCCACCTGAAGTCCGCGCTGAACTGCTGGCCGCACGTGGCCTGATTGAAACATCATCCGGGCTGATTACATTGCCACAGGAGCCTGAGCGCGTGGCGGCTGACGATCTGGAACGCCAGCGACTGTGGTCTGCATGGGAGAAAGCTACCGGCGAGCAGCGTCTGCATGCAGAACGCCGGACTAAAGCTGCCGCGCTGGTGGCGGAACTGATGGCTTCCGGCATCGGCAATCGTAAGGCGATCACGCTGGCAGCAAAACAGCTGCAAATCAGTGAAGGTACGCTGCGCAATCTTTACTACAAAGTCAAAGACCATAGTCCTGACCTCTGGGGTCCGGTACTGCTTGACCGCCGTGTGCGTGAAAAACGTCAGACTGGCCGGACTGCCGATATCTCTGAAGATGCCTGGCAGTTCTTCCTGGGCGATTATCTGCGAAACGAAGCGCCGTTCTTCTCCAAAAGCTATGAGCGCCTTGAAAAGGCGGCAGATGCTCATGGCTGGATTATTCCCGCTGAGCGCACTCTGCGCCGCAAGCTAGAACGTGAAGTTGATCCGCGTATCGTCGTTGCCACCCGTGAGGGCGAGAACGCGCTGGCGCAGATGTATCCGTCGCAGCAGCGCACCGTGGCATATCTTCATGCGATGGAGTGGATCAATGGCGACGGTTACCAGCACAACGTGTTTGTCCGTTGGTTTAACGGCGACATCATCCGTCCTAAAACGTGGTTCTGGCAGGATGTCCACAGTCGCAAAATTATTGGCTGGCGTGCTGATTTGTCGGAGAACAGTGACAGCATCCGTTTATCCCTGATGGATACCATCCGCGCTTACGGTAAGCCTAAACATGTGACCATCGATAACACCCGCGCTGCTGCAAATAAATGGCTGTCCGGTGGCGTTCCTAACCGTTACCGCTTCAAAGTCAAACCTGATGACCCGATGGGGATCATCCCTCTGCTGGGAATGAAGCTGCACTGGACGGGGGTGATTGGCGGTAAGGGCTGGGGACAGGCAAAGCCCGTTGAACGTGCCTTCGGCGTGGGCGGTCTGGGCGAATATATCGACAAACATCCTGCGCTGGCTGGAGCATTTGCCGGTGAAAACGTCAGCTCCAAGCCAGAGAACTACGGCAGCCGGGCGGTGGATGTGGATACATTCCTGGAAACCATCAGCGAAGGTGTCGCCATGTTCAACGCGAAGGCCGGGCGCGAGACCGAGATGTGCCGGGGGGAACTGTCCTTCGACCAGGCGTTTGAGCGCAGCTACAGCCAGTCAGTCATCACCCGTATGACCGAAGAGCAAATTCGTCAACTGATGCTGCCTGCGGAAGCTGTACGCGTGAAGACTACAGGCGAATTTACGATGGAGTGCGGGGGCTCGTTATTTGGCCGTAAGAATACTTACTGGAGTGAACAGCTCGTCAGCCACCGCTCGCGCAAAATCACCGTCCGGTTTGATCCAAGGAACCTGCACGGAGAAGTCGCCTGTTATGACCTCGACGGCCGTTTCCTTTGCATGGCTGAGTGTCGTGCCGCCGTGGCCTTTGGCGATACCGAGGCTGGACGTGAACACAACCGTGCACGCCGCGAGATGATCAAGAGTACGAAGAAAGCGACTAAGGCTCTGAACCGTATGACGGCGATTGAGGTGAATGACCTGCTGCCGAAGACTGAGCATGCAGAACTGCCGGAGCGGCATGTGGTGGAGCGTGTATTTACCCTGGGCAACACCGTCAAGCGCGTGGAGGACATACAGGAAACGCAGAGCGAAAACGACGTTATTTTCCAGCAGTTTGTTAATAAGGCTAAACAGGCACGGAAATAAAAAAGCGACGTAGTGAGCGCCGCTTCTGAATTAAGTGAATCAGTTTTAACACCTGAATAATTACAGGCCATTTAAAAAATACAGGATTAATAATCATGACGCAAATTAACCATGATGTTGTGCGCAGTGCCATTCGTGAACTTATCGACAGCAAGACGATTTCCGGTGCAGCGCTGGCGCGTGAGACCGGTACATCAACCGCGACGGTTTCACAGTTCCTGAACGGGAAATACAAAGGTGACAATGACACCGTAGCTGCCAGCCTGAATACCTGGCTTGAAAGTCACAACGCCGCGAAAACCACGCTTCCGGTGGCCCCTGATTTCGTTGAGACACCGACCTCTCAGAAAATCCTCGCCACCCTGACGTGGGCGCAGCTGGCCGGGACGATTGTGCTGGTTTACGGCAATCCGGGCGTGGGTAAGACAAAGGCTATCCGGCAGTATGCCGCAGGCGGTAATAACGTCTGGCACATCACCGCCAGCAAATCCCGCAGCAATGAGCTGGAGACCCTGTATGAACTGGCCCTGAAAATGGGCATCAGCGATGCGCCATACCGCCGTGGTGCACTCTCTCGCCTGCTGCGCCAGCGTCTGCCGGACACGCGCGGCCTGATAGTGGTGGATGAAGCCGACTGGCTGAGTCTGGATGCGGTGGAAGAGCTGCGTATTCTCCAGGAGGAATGTGGCGTGGGGCTGGCACTGGTGGGTAACCACAAGGTCTATGACCGTCTTACCGGCGGCCAGCGCAGCGTGGATTTTGCCCGCCTGTTCTCCCGCGTGTCCAAGAAGTACGTCATCAATACCGTTTCCGCTGGTGACGTGGACAGCTTCTGCGATGCCTGGCAGGTCACCGGCGCTGACGAACGCAAGCTGCTGAAGGCTATCGCCCGACGTCCGGGGGCGCTGCGTTCTCTGTCGCACATCCTGCCGCTGGCCGGAATTTACGCTCAGGGCAAGGGTGAGACCATTGGCACGGCGCACATCCAGTCCGCCATGCTGGAGCTGGGCCACAGCGGTATCGGAGAGGAGTGACATCATGATCGCCGAACGTATTGCAGAGCACATCAGCATGGCAGAAGCGGCGCAGAACTGGCTGCGTGCGCGTGGCAGTCGCGTGACTGACGTTCGGGTGTTTATGCGTCGCCCGCTGCTGGAGATTGCCTGCCCGCCGGTTGAGCTGCTTAACAGCGCAGAGCGCATTGCTGAATCACACAACGGTGGCACCCGCTCCGTCTGGGTCGCCAGTCTGGAAGGTTGCCGGATTATCTGGAGGTAAGCATGGGGTGGAGAACGGGTAAAACATGGTCCCCCGAAGAGCTTCGCATTCTTGAGCAGAGTGCAGGGAAAGTCAGTGTTATCGGGCTGGCTCAGCAACTGGGACGTACAAAACAGTCCGTTCAGAATTGCGCTCTTCGTCTTGGACTGTCACTGCGTATTCGTACAGAGGACGAGCATGATGCGTATTTATGCCGTGAGCTTTATAAGGAGGGGCTGACCGTTGCGATCATCGCAGAAAAAATGGAAATGTCCCGTCGTCAGGTTTTTAACATCGTTTATCGCGACAGCTAACTTAAAGGTTTTTTATGACTGAGAAACAGCAATCAATATTAATCGCTTATGCGTGGGCCAGCGGGCTGATTGAATTTGGTCAGACACTCCCGGAAGGCGCTTTACCTATCGCGAGCGCCCGTCATCACAAGCGGCTCCGGGAGGTCATAAATGTTTACGCACGCCACGGATATGCCCCTGGGCAGCTACTGGTTCCGGGGATTCCTGAAGCAGCCACCCAGAACGAAGCCGGAGTGGCTCTGACAAAGTTCTGTTTTTATGTTGAACGCGCATTACTGAATAAGGATTAAAACAATGGCTAAACAGGTTATCACCATTGTCATTGAGGATGGCATCGTTCAGAAAAGTGACAAATCAATTAATAACGAACTACCTGAAGGGAAACTCAATATTCAGTTTCATCTTAATAACACAAATGATGATGGTTCATTTTCGTTTCTGGTTGCTGAAGGTCTGTCAGCTATTTTCCCGATGGCGATCCAGCAGGTCACCACGTTTGTGAAAGCAAGGGTGGAGCAGGATAACCGTAAAATAATCAAACACTGAGGTTGATATGAAAGCACCTAAAAAACCACGAGCCAAGTCTGCTGCGGCAGTGGCCGTTCCGCAGTCACGTGAAGACGTGATTAACGATATCCGAAAAATTGGCGACATCACCCGTGTCATTTTGCGCCGTGAAACAGAACTGAATGACAAACTGGCCGAGCTGACTAACGACGCCGCTCCCGGAATTGAAGCGCTCAAGAAAGAGCTGGGCCGCTTACAAACTGGCGTCCAGACGTGGTGTGAAGCCAACCGTGCAGAGCTTACGAAAGACGGTAAGACCAAGACGGCCAACCTGACAACGGGCGAAGTTCGCTGGCGTAAGCGCCCGCCCAGCGTCACCATTCGCAAAGTTGAAGATGTTATTGCGTTACTCAAGAAATTCAGCCTGGGTAAATTTCTTCGCAATAAAGAGGAAATTAATAAAGAGGCAATTCTTGCATCACCGAATGAAGTTAAGGGAATTGCAGGGATATCCATTAAATCAGATGTTGAGGATTTTGAAATAATCCCATTTGAACAAACTGTAACTGATTAATTAACTTTCTTTGATTCTCAGAATTTTAATACGGTATGCCTGCCGGGGCTTCGTGCACCCGCAGGCAACTAAATATGGAGTTTAAGCGAATGACCAGGCATACGATTATCAATATCCAGCAGATACGTGACGATATCTGCAAACGTAAAGCAATGCCGCCATTTGGCCCCGATACCAGTATTAATCGTCTTAAAACTATCAATGAGACCCAGCGCAGTTTCACTCTTGAAGTCGTGGAATTGTTGCTGGGTGAAATAGACGTCCTGTCAAAATCAGAATGGACACTGGCGGATGAACTGGTCAAGGCCCAAAAACGCATAGCTGAGCAGGAACGCACTAACACCGCCCAGGACGATCACATCAATCAGCAGGCAGACCGTATCGAATGCCTGGAAAAGAAAAACGACGATCTGGGCAAAGCTATTAGGGCCGCACTTCCATCGTTTTCACTGTCACCAGCAGCATCTGATGTTCTGGCCGAGCGCCAGCGGCAGATATCGGTTAAGGGGTACACTACACAGCAGGACGACACATATATTGAAGGTGAGCTGGCCGCAGCGGCTATAAGTTACATAGAGCCTTTGGCGGCTGAAGAATACTGGCCTGCTGACTGGCATGATGACAGTTTCAAACCGTCAGACTATCGTCGAAATTTAGTGAAAGCATGTGCGCTTTTGATTGCAGAAATTGAGCGTATTGACCGCCAGTCGGAGGGAAATAACGATGAGTCGCGCATCCCTGATTAAGTTAATCCATGTTGCCCGTCGCAATCTACAACTGGACGATGACACCTACCGCTCTGTACTGATGCGAGTGACGGGAAAGCAAAGCTGTCGTGACCTGAGAGTCGGCCAACTGGAGGATGTGCTGAAGGTACTGGAGGATAAGGGTTTCATTCGTACCCGTCCCCGTTCTCCGGCTCGCCGTCATCGTGAGACAGATATCACCGCAAAGGTCCGCAGCATCTGGCGGCAGATGCATCTTGATGGGTTTATCCGTGATGGCAGCGATACCTCACTCGATTCGTTCGTCGCGAAGATGACTGTCAGAACCAACAAAGGTAAAGGTATCGCCAGCCTGGCATGGTGCCGTGGCGATAATCTTCTGATGGTGCTGGAAAGCCTCAAGCAATGGCACCTGAGAGAAATGACAGAGGCGCTGAGTCCGCGAGACCTGGCATTTCAGGATAATCGGGGTTATGACGCCATCAACAGCCTGTATTCCAGTAAAGTAAGAAAGGTGCGCACATGAGCGAAAAGCAGAATGACCTGTTTGGTGATATCCAGGATGACAGCATTCTGGAGCACCTGGACGATGACAGTTCGGCGGAAACTGTGCGTTTCCCTGCACTGCTGACAGAACTGAATACGCTGTTGCGTGGCGAACTGACAAAGCATGGTGTTGACCCACGAATCTCTCTGGAGCTGGTCTATGCGATTAGCTGTCAGATTGGTGGAATGCAGATTTATTTTCCACGCGGCCAGACTCTTGAGTCATTGATTCGTGATATGAAAATCTGGCGTGATTTCAATGGCAGAAACATCACAGAGTTGGTTGAGCGTTACCGTGTTACCTATAAAACGGTGTATAAAGCAATCCGGAGAATGCGAAAGTTAGAGCAAGGTAAGAGGCAGCTCTCATTTAATATGGAGTGATAATATGGTTGGTGTGATTGTTATTAACATAGTTTGTATTATATGTGTTTTTTGGGTTTTCTTTGATGCTACTTCTAACAACATAGGAAGTTATGTTGTTAGAGACGGTGTGCGAAAAGGATGTCGCAGAGGCATACACCCTGTGGTTTGGGCTGCGCTGAGTATATTTATACTTCCTTTTATTTGGTATCTGATCAACAGGAAATCTTTATTGATCGCTGCGGAAGAATATCCAGTAAAGACTGATAAAAGCGTAAGTTTTATTATTCTACTTTTGTTGGTATCAGGATGGTTGCTCTATCGCTACAAAGATTATTTATTCTATTAAGTTATAGCCAATACAATGAAGCCGGTTAATCCGGCTTTTTTTTCGTCCGGCACATGATGGAAGGGAAATCTAACCCACTTCCAAAGGTGCCGTTTTATGAACAACACCCCCGATTCTCCCGCATTTCGCAATGCTCTTGCTTTCGTGCTCAGCGCAGAACGCGGATATGTCAATGACCCCACTGACCGTGGCGGTGAAACTAACTTCGGTATATCAGATAAACGCGACGGTGTTGCCGATGGCATGACCGACGTTAATGGCGATGGCAAGCCTGATACTCGTATTCGTGATTTAACGGTTGAACAGGCCGGACAGATTTACTTCCGTGACTACTGGTATCCGGCGTATTGCCAGTTATGGCCGGATGATATCGCCCTGTTTGTCTTTGATTCTGCCGTCCAGCATGGCGTCAAAAAGGCTGTCCAGTTGCTTCAGGAAGCTGTGGGTTTCACTGGCAAAAGCGTTGACGGTATCGCCGGTAAAAACACCCGTGCAGCCGTTGAGCGTGCTGACCCTGACTGGCTGCTGAACCGTTTGTTTCTGCAACGTTCCCGCTATTACGCCGACATCATCAAAGCAAACTCTTCGCAGGGCAAGTTCCTCAACGGCTGGTTTAACCGCCTTGACAACCTCGCTGACGCCTGTCGTGAGATTTCCGGTGTCCGCTATTCGGTAGCCCGGAGCTGATATGGGCAAGGGATGGGACGCTTCGCTGAAACAGGGACGACGTGACCGGCTGAGGCAGGAAGTTCTTCACCGAATAGCAGGTGGCCCCGTCCCCGTTCCGACAAGTTATGCAGGTCATGACGGTACACACGCCAGTTACTACATGCGCGGCTGGTCATCCGTCGATATCAGAGACATCGTCTGGCAATGCCAGCGATACAAGGAAAAACACAATGTTTAAATCGTTTAGCTGCGACTGGTTAAGGCTGGCACTGGTACAGGTTTTGCGCTCCGGATGGAGCATTGTCATTCTCGTCGGCCTGTCGCTGTTCATCTGTAGTTTCTCAGGCCGCCAGGCATTTATGGTCTGGTGGCTGGCACTCTCCGGCGTGGTTCTGATCGGATTCAGTATCTTTCTTGGCAATCTTCCGTACAGGCTTCTTAAACCTGAAATGCATATCAGCCGGCATGCCCGTTTCTGGGCGTGGGTCATCTGGGTTGTAGGCGGTTTTCTTCTCATTCTGAGCCAGCTATATGCCACCCCGTTATACCTGATTCTTCTTACACCAGTGGGTGCTGCAATCGGCGTTCTTTTCTGTATGTGGGTTGAACGTAAGGGGCTTCTTGCATGGATCCAGTAACCATCTCTACCGTTGCCAGCGTTCTGATGAAGGCAGGACCGTCGTTACTGCGTACCGTGGGCGGCTGGTTCGGTGGCGACACCGCCAGAACGGCAGATTCTGTGGCGGGGATCGTTGAGAACGTCAACAGCGTCATCAACCCGCAGGACCAGCAGCGGGTGCTTGAGCAAAAACTGGCGGCGCTGCCGCCAGAACAGTTCGTCCAGCTCCAGTCCCTGAAGGTCCAGATTGAACAATTCCAGCTTGAGCGGGACAAAGCCGTACTGGCTGACCGTCAGGCTGCCCACCATGAACAGCAGGAAACCATCCGTAACGGGGACAACGCCACGGATGAATATGTCCGTCAGACCAGACCGCTGATGGCCCGGCTGTCGCTATACAGCAGCATTGCGTATGTGATGCTGATGTCTGTGGGTCAGCAGGCTGGCGCGGTATCCGGTGCTTTTGGTCATGCCTTCTCCATGCCATCACCGGACTGGGATATCGCACTCATGCTGGCGACACCGGCGCTTGGGTATCTTGGTTTTCGTACCCTTGACGGGTTCGCCCGGTACAGCAAATCCAGCAAACACAAAACGATGGCGGCGGGTAGATGACGGATGAACTGGACAAGGCCAGCGGCCTTGAGATGGCAGACCGTGAACGGGCATTAAATGCTCAGTTAAACAGGGTTAAAGAATCTCCTGACACGCCAGACCACTGCAACGACTGTGGTGACGAAATTGACCCGAAACGACTGGCGGCCATGCCGGATGCCGTGACCTGCATTGACTGCCAGACACTCAGGGAGACGGCATAAATGGAATGGGAAACCGTAAGAAGTAACTGGGCTGTCATCTGGGCCGGACTGATGTCCGGTATCAATATTATCCACCTGCTGCTGGTGAAAACCTATGCCCGCCGGGAAGAGATGGAGAAAGTTAACAGCCGGATGAGTGCACTTGAAAAGGCCATCGACGGGATGCCGTCACGGCAGGAACTCCACCAGTTGCAACTGGATATGAGCAACCTGCGCGGCGAAATACGGGAGTTCTCCGGAATGCTCCGGCAGGCCACACGTATCAGCGATCTGTTGCTGGAAAACGAACTGAAGGAAAAAAATTAAGAGGCTATGAGCATGCAAGAAATCCTCAACAGCGACCAGCGTCTGGTCATTCTGCGCTCACTGGTGGAGTGCGGAGACAGTGCAAACGAATCCATTCTACAGACCTGCCTCCAGACCTACGGCCACCGGGTTTCCCGTGACACCGTCCGCACCCTCCTTGCGTGGCTACGTGAACAGGGACTCGTCACCCTGTCAGATGTCTCCGGGTGTTACGTCGCCGGCATCACAGGACGCGGTGAAGATGTGGCCTTTGGGCTGGCGACGGTCCCCGGCGTCAAAAAACCACGTGCGCGGGAGTGACGATGGAACGGGCCAGAATACTTCAAATGTTAATGACCTGCCGCCAGCAGGCGGAACAGTTGCGCCGCCTGTCAGGTCTGGCGGAGCGTCGGGAGTCCGGTGAAATCGGCATGTCAGCGAATGCGCTTTTTCAGGCCGCTGTGATCATTGATTCCCTTATCAGTGCAAATGAAAAAGCACTGGAAGGCATTGCCCGGTTGGACCGCTCTGAAACCCAGCTTATAGGAGAGCGCGATCAGGTTATCGCCGTACTGGACAGCATGTATGAGGCTGTAACCGGTGCGCCCCCTGAGTGGAGCAGCGCATTTGGTTTTACGGATGCGATTAACGATGTGACAGAGCGTATTTTTGAACTGGAGAACATCTGCCATGACTAAAGCCCTTAAGCCACTGAGCAGCAGCCAGCGCGACATCATCCGGAAAATGGCCGCCATTCTCGTCTGTGCGGAAATTGAAGTCAGAGCCATTGCACCGCAGTTTGAAAAATCGACGGGTAAAAAATACAACTCCGAATCCGCTGATTCGTATCTGAACACATTCCTCAACAGCAACCCGGAATACAAACGCGTCTGGAAGTTGCTGCTGAAAGACAAATCCAGCGTTGAACGTGACTTCCTTGAACGTATGAGGAGGGAGAATGGCAAGTGAACGCCAGACGCGCGGACGACCCTCAAAGATTGATTTGCTCCCGGATGCGGTCCGGGAGCAACTTCATCAGATGCTGCGCGACAAACGACATACCCAGGAAGAAATCCGCGAAGCGATTAACGAGCTGATCAACGAATATAACCTTCCGGAGGACATGCAAATCAGCCGTACCGGTCTGAACCGCTACGCAAGCCGCATGGAAACGATGGGGTCAAAGATTCGCGCTTCACGCGAGATGGCTGAAATATGGGCATCAAAACTTGGCTCAGCGCCGACGTCTGACGTCGGAAAATTACTGCTGGAGTTTGTCAAAACACTGGCCTTTGAAACCTCAATGGAAATGGCTGACAGCGATAAAACTGTCGAACCAAAAGCGCTGGGCCAGCTTGCGCTTGTCGCCCAGCGACTGGAAGCCGCAGCGATGGCAAGCCACAAACGCGAGAAAGAAATCCAGCAGGAGTTTGCGAAAAAAGCCGCTGCGGCCGCAGAGACCATAACCCGTTCTGCTGGTCTGTCTGCTGAGACGGCGGCTGATATCAAACGTCAGATTCTGGGGATTGCAGAATGACGACGATGACGCCGGACAGAACACTCACCAGTCAGTCCGCTGCGGCTATCCTGTCGGGCGAGTTCGACAAAAGCCAGCTACTGCTTCCCTACCAGAAGCGGTGGATTGCCGACTCCTCTCAACTGAAGATTGCCGAGAAGTCGCGTCGTACCGGTCTGACCTGGGCGGAAGCCGCTGACGCGGCCCTCAACGGCTCAATGTCGGTGGAGGCCGGTGGGTGCGACACATTCTACGTCGGCACAACGAAAGACATGGCCCGTGAGTTTATTGATGCCTGTGCCATGTGGGCGAAAGCCTATGACCGCGCCGCGTCTGGCATTGGTGAAGAAGTGCTGAAGGATGAAGACAAAGACATCCTGGTCTATGTCATCCAGTTCGCCAGTGGCTACAAAATCAAGGCGCTGTCGTCTAACCCGTCGAACCTGCGTGGTATGCAGGGTAACGTCATCATTGATGAGGCCGCATTCCAGGCTGACCTTGCAGCGGTACTCAAGGCGGCGCTGGCGCTGACAATGTGGGGGAATAATGTTCGCCTTATTTCCACTCACAACGGTATTGATAACCTGTTTAACACCATCATCACCGACAGCCGGGCCGGGAAAAAACGCTACTCTGTCCATCACGTCGATATTGAAACGGCCATTGCAGAGGGGCTGTATCAGCGCATCTGTCAGGTTACAAAAAAAGTCTGGTCTGTGGAGGCCGAAGCGGAATGGCTGGCTAACCTGCTGAGCGACACGGCCACAGAGGAAGATGCCCGCGAGGAATACTACTGCGAGCCGAAGAACGGCGGTGGCGTCTATATCGCACGTTCCCTGCGCGAACGTGCGGCCAGAGGTCCGACCGTTGTCCTGCGCTTCACCGGTACGGCTGATTTTAACGCGATGCCGGACGGACTGCGCCGTGTGGAAATGCAGGAATGGCTGGAGACGGTCGTACTACCCGAACTGGAGAAGCTGCCGCAGAACCTGCGCCACTGTCTGGGGGAGGACTTTGCGCGTAATGGTGACCTGACCGTGTTTGCACCGGTGACAGTCAACGATGACACGACGCGCAACGTCCCGTTCCTGGTGGAACTCAGCAATGTGCCATTTAAACAGCAGGAG